TGACCCTCGGCCGTGCCGAGGGCCACGCCGCCGACCTGAAAACGGAGCTGGAAGACGCCTGCAGCCAGATGGCTGACGCGATGCTGCAGCAAAGCAATGCGCGCTCACGCAGCGCCGGCGGGCTCCTTACCGCGGCGAGCAATGACGGATACAGCGAAAGCTATGCCGCCGTTGGCGCCGCCGGACGCGCCGCTGCCGGTGCGCTGTATGATATCCTGTCCGATTCTCTTGGCACAGACCCTTACGGGCTGCTGTACCGGGGGTGTTGCTGATGCTTGGCGCCGACAAAACCGTAACTATAACCCATTTCGGCTACGACAGCGGCACAGATACCGATATCGAAACCACGCGCACGCTGAGAGGGTGCAGTTGGTACGGAAAGAACAAAGCGTCTGCCGGTGCAACCGGTCTGCATCCTGTGCGCGTGTATCAATGCCGCATCCCGGAGGAAGCTGTTTCCGGCTCCCCTCTGGAGATCGCTACCGGCGACAAGATCACCTGCGGAGATATCACAGCCACGGTGCTCGACTGGCATGACAACCGCGGCCGTCCATCTCCACACTGGTATGTGGAGGCGAGCTGATGCCCATAGAATTTGACGCAAGCCTGGAATTTGACAGCGCCAGCCTCATCCTTGAGCGCCACGGGCTCGCCCTTGGCGGCCCGGCTCAAACGTTCGTGGACAGTGAAGTCATCCGATACTGTGACCCAAAGGTACCGTTTGAGACCGGCATGCTGAAAGACAGCGCGCTGGCGGCGTCCGTTATCGGGCAGGGAACCATAGTGTACGACACGCCATACGCCAGACGGATGTACTATAACCCTCAGTATAACTTCAATGAAGCGCCCGAACGCGGCGCTTACTGGTTCGAACGGACCATGGCAGAGCATAAGGAGGATATCGTCAGCGGAGTTCAGGCTATCGTAGGAGGTGGCGGTAATGGGTGACGCACTGACGGCTGCACGCACATGGCTGCGTGAATGCCCACTGATAGACAAAAATGACCGATTTAACGTCAATTATCTTGGCGACCGGGCGGTAGAGTACGCGCTCACGCTGGCGAGTGAAACCCATAAGGAAGATGTGTGCGGGTACGATATCGCCACGTATAACATGGTGTTTCTGGCCCGTCTGCCGTTCGGAGCTCACATGGGGACCAATATCGCTTCTGCGGAGCTCTTTTCAGGACTTTCCAGATGGATCCGCGCACAAAACCGGACGCGCCGATACCCCACAGGCATCGATGGATACCATGTCGAACGCGTCAGCACAGCGAACGCCGGAGTTATCGTTACTGCCGGCGCAAACACCGCAGAATATCAATTACAAATTCAACTGATTTTAGAGGAGGCATAACCATGGCGGATACCGCAGCTGCTATCAATCTTGCGAACGGCCTTAAGGCCGACCGTAAGCTCGAAATGATTTTTGTAAATATGGGGACCGGTGAAACCGAAGAGTGGGAGCTTCTTGGCCGCGGCGTAGAGGATGCAAGCGTAGCATTCAATCACGACACGAACCAGACGACCGACATTCTCGGCATTACCGACACGGAGGTAAGCCCCGCAAAGCCTGAGCTCGACCTTGACCCCTGTACCATCCGCGGTGGGCAGAAACTGAGCGCAAAGCTTCTCGACATCGAGCGCCGCAACGCCATTGCAGAGCTGGGACAGTTCACCATTCTTCATGTGCACTGCTTTCTCGGCACTGCATCCGCATTCACCGCTGAAAAGCACACCAACTGCACAATCGTACCGCAGAGCCTTGGCGGAAGCACCTATGTCGGCATGCCGATGAACGTGTATCTCAGCAATGAAAAAGTCCTCGGCACAGCTACTGTCGCAAACGGCGTGCCTACTTTCACGCCGACCACCGCAGCATAACAGGAGGGATGCGCAATGGCAACGCTTAAAATTGACCTTGGGCTCAAGAGCTTTGAAGTTTGCGACACCGACGGGAATACCCTCGGCACGATCCGTTTTAACCCTTCCGACCCCGGG